ATATTCGCCAGGCACGGGAGAAATTTACTGTGGGTTAGTAAGTTACCTCACAGACTGGGCAAGAGAAAAGGGATACTCTTATGAGATTGAAGAATCAAAATTCTTTGGTCATCCAGAAGAGAAGAATGAATTTATTACTCCTGAGGGGGTAGCATCTTTCGTAAGGTCGTTAAATCTCCCCCATCGCGTTCGGGATTATCAGTATAAAGGGATATACGAGGCACTACGATATAATAGAAGACTTTTATTATCACCGACAGCTTCTGGTAAATCTCTGATGATTTATTCATTGGTGCGATACCATGTGAATGCAGATAGAAACATCTTAATAGTCGTACCCACTACGTCTCTTGTCGAGCAGATGTATAAAGACTTTGAGGAATATGGATGGATGGCGTCCGAATACTGCCACCGTATATATTCTGGGCAAGAAAAATACACGAAGCACCAGGTAGTAATTACCACTTGGCAATCTATCTATAAAGAACCTAGACGATGGTTTGATAGATTTGATGTCGTCATTGGTGACGAGGCGCACCTTTTCAAGGCTAAATCTCTTACTTCTTTGATGGAGAAACTTCATGAGTGTAAGTACAGAATAGGTTTTACTGGCACCTTAGATGGTAGCAACGTGAATCAACTCGTGCTAGAAGGTGTTTTTGGTAGATGCACTCAGGTAACAAAAACGAATGATCTAATGCAGGCAGGACATGTTGCCAAACTGAAAGTAAAAATTATTCTATTAAAACACCATGAAAAACTTTTTGAAGGATATCAAGAAGAGATGGATTATTTAGTGGAGCATTCTGGAAGGAATAGATTTATTAGAAATTTAGCTAAAGATTTAAAAGGTAATACTCTCGTGCTTTTCAATTATGTAGATCGTCATGGCATACCTCTTTACGAAATGATAAATAGTAATACCGACCGATCGGTGCATTTAGTGCATGGTGGTGTCGATGTAGAGGATCGAGAAGAAATTCGTAGATTAACTGAAAGAGATAACAATGCAATCATCGTTGCTTCTTACGGGACTTTTTTTACTGGTATCAACAGTAGAAATTTACATAATGTTATCTTTGCTTCCCCTAGTAAATCAAGAGTCAGAAACCTCCAATCAATCGGAAGAGTCCTAAGAAAGGGAGAAAATAAATCCCAAGCAACTTTATATGATATTGCTGATGATATTTCTACTGATCGTGGCAACAACTATACCTTAAATCATTTAACAGAAAGAGTTAAGATTTATAATCAAGAAAAGTTTAATTATGAAATCATAGAAGTAAAACTAAAGGAGTATGATTAACTACGCAAAGCACGATGAAGAATTTTACGGGGTTATTAAACTAACCACTGGAGAAGAAATTTTAGCTAAAGCAGTTTTAACTGAAGATGAAGGTGATACTATTATTTTCTTAAGTGATCCAGTATTACTTGAAATCTTTACTAAAGAATTGCAAGATGGTAAGGTGGCAAAAGGTTTAGGATTTAGCGGTTGGATGCAGATGAGTGATGAAGAATTTTTCATCGTGCATGAAAAAAACGTTATTGCTATTGCTACTATGTCAAAAGAAACCGTAATAATGTATGAAAATTACATCAACGGACTCTCACCAAAAGATCTTAGTAAATCAAAAGTCAGTCTAGATCAAGGGATGGGATATCGTGGCAACATCAATGATGCTAGAAGATTATTTGAAAAGATATATAAAACTCCTCTTCAACCCTGACAGTGCTGATTCTAATCAATTTAGAGCATGTTGTCAAGTAAGCGGTACTATGTTATAATCTTAACAAGCAAAACTCATCAATTATGAAACCAGCACCAGATAGAAAAAAACAACATTACGTTGATAATCAAGAGTTTCTTGCTGCTATCATTGAATACAAACGGAAAGTTAGAGAAGCAGTTGTAAAAAACTTTCCAGAAGCTTCTAATATGGATGAGGATAAAATATACGAAATAATTAAAAGTTGGAATAGTCCAGAAAAACCCCGTGTTGGAAATTACATTGGAGGGTGTTTTCTGAAGATTGCAACACACTTGTCATATCGTCCTAACTTTATTAATTACATGTATAAGGACGATATGGTTTGTGATGGTATTGAAAATTGCATTCAATATATTGATCGCTTTGATCCTGAAAAATCAAACAATCCATTTGCATACTTTACTCAAATTATTTACTATGCATTCCTTCGTCGTATTCAAAAGGAAAAGAGGCAACTTGACATAAAGGAAAAGATTTTAGAAAAATCTGGGTATGATGAGGTTTTCTCGGTTGACGGTGACGGTGGATCGGAGTATAATCAGATGAAGTCTCGTATTGCAATTAATTCTAAACGATGAAGATACTTCTGATTACTGACCAACACTTTGGAGTTAGAAACGATAATCAGGCATTCATCAATTTATACAAAAAATTCTATGGCGAAATTATAATACCCTTTATTAAGGCAGCAAATATTCGCCAAGTAATTGCTCTTGGAGACACTTTCGATAAGCGAAGATCCGTTAATTTTATGTCTCTTGCCGAGGCAAAGCAAATGTGGTTTGATCCACTGGATGATCTTGGTGTGCGGATGCATATGCTTGTTGGCAATCATGACATCTACTATAAAAATACACTAAGGATCAATGCCCCTAGAGAGTTACTTGGAGAGTATTCCAACATTGTCATCCACGATACTCCCACCACTGTTGTTTTTGACGGTCTTAGCATATTGCTTCTTCCTTGGATTTGTGATGACAATAGAGATCGAGCATTCAGTGAAATCTCAAATACTGATGCTAGGATCTGCATGGGTCATCTTGAGCTTAACGGTTTTGAAGCTCATCCTGGTCATGTGATGCTAAACGGAATGGATGCATCACTCTTTGATAAATTTGATCGTGTCTTTAGCGGACATTATCATATGAAATCATCGAATAAAAATATAACATATCTTGGCAATCCCTATCAGTTGTATTGGAATGATTATGGATGTAAGAGGGGTTTTCATGTATTTGATACTGAAACTTTAAAACTTACATTCTATCGTAATCCATTTGAAATGTTTCACAAAATACATTACAATGATGGTATGGATGTGCCAGATAATATTGAAGGCACCTTTGTAAAATTAATTGTTGAAAACAAAGGTGATTATGCAAATTTTGACTATAACGTAAAACTACTTCAAGATACTGGTATTGCAGATTTGAAGATCATTGAAGATCTGCAGATTAATTCTGAAGATGCTGAGGTGCTGGAAACCGAAGATACGATGACCCTTTTGGATAAATACATAGATGAGATTGACCTTAAGGTAGACGCTAATAATGTTAAAAACATTATGAGATCATTGTATATCGAGGCATGTGAGCTCTAATGTATATTCTAACCGATAAAGAAAATGGCGGTGTTTATGCCGTCTTCAATGATGAAAGAATAAAAACAGTGCAAGTATTTGAAAATGAAGACGATGCACTGAGATATTATGATCTTCTAGTTGCTGATGACTTTGAGGATGATTTGGAAATTATGGAAGTTGAAATCGATACAATAGCTAGTAACTGCACTAAATTTGGATACAGTTATGCAGTAATAAGTCCAAACGATCTTGTTATTCCCCCAATTTAATTGAAGCATTATGATTATTTTTGAGAGTATCCGTTGGAAAAATTTTCTTTCAACAGGAGATCAGTGGACTGAAGTTATTCTCAATGACAGTCCATCTACATTAATTATCGGTCAAAATGGTGCTGGAAAGTCTACCATTCTAGATGCTATTTGTTTTGGTTTGTTTAATAAACCTTTTCGTAAAATTAACAAACCTCAACTTGTTAATAGTATTAACGAAAAGGGATTGAAAGTTGAAGTCTGTTTTACAATAGGTAAAGATGAATATAGAGTATTTCGTGGTATTAAACCAACCGTCTTTGAATTGTATAAAAATAACAAACTGGTAGATCAAGATGCCGCAACCAAAGACACTCAAAAATACCTTGAGCAATCAATACTTAAACTTAACTTCAAGTCTTTCACTCAGGTTGTTATTCTTGGAAGTAGCACTTTTGTGCCTTTTATGCAACTTCCTGCTGCAAATCGAAGAGAAGTTGTCGAAGACTTATTGGATATCGGTATTTTTTCATCAATGAATACTCTCCTCAAGGATAAGATCCGAGAGGCACAAAATGGTATTCGTGACTGTGAGCATATGCTCAGGTTATCTGAAGAAAAGTATGCAGCACAAAAAAAGTTGCTGGCATCTTTAGAGACTATCAGCACTCAGAGACTTAAGGAAAAGGAATCTAAGGTAACTGATAATCATATTAAGATTGATAACAACCAGATTGAGTTGTGTGAAAAGCAAAAGCAACTTGGAATGGTTGAATTTGACATGACAACCTACAATGATATTAAAGGAAGTATTTCAACATTTAAGCAGAATCAAGCTGTTAAAAAATCAGAACTTAAGCGACTTGCTGGAGATCTTAAGTTTTTTCAAGATCATAGTGATTGTCCTACTTGTGGACAAAGCATTGAGGAATCATTCAAAGAAACTCAAATCAATACTTTAAAGGTATCTGGTAAACTTTACTCAAAGGAGATTGGGGATTTTCAAAGTCATATTGATCAATTATCTCAACAGATTATCTTACTTGATGAAAAGTCGTCTAAAGCACATGAATTGAGAAGTGAAATTAACATCCTAGAAAGAGAGATTGTCCGTCTAGAATTTGAGAATCTGGAGTTGCAAAAAGAATTAATTGAATTGAATTCAAATACTGGTAGTGATAATGAAGAAGAATTGCAACTACTTGATGACCTACAAGTTGAGTTGGAATCTAATAGAGTAATGTGTGCAACTGTTAGTCGTCATCTAGATGAGTATCAAGTAGTTGCTAATCTCTTAAAAGACAGTGGAGTTAAACGGCAGATCATTAAGAAATACATTCCGATATTTAATAATCGCATTAATAAATATCTGCAGAGCATGGATTTTTATGTCAACTTCACACTTGATGAAGAGTTTAACGAAGTTATTAAGAGTCGCTTCAGGGATGAATTTAGTTATGCGTCGTTTTCTGAAGGAGAAAAACAGAAGATTGACCTAGCATTACTTTTCACTTGGAGAGAAGTGGCAAAGATGAAGAATTCTGTTGCTACAAATTTGTTGTTGCTGGATGAAGTTTTTGATTCTTCTTTAGATACTGAAGGTACAAACGAGTTGCTAAAGATTCTTCGTAGTCTTGGTGATGAAACAAATGTTTTTGTAATTTCTCACAAGGGGGAAATCCTTGTTGATAAGTTTTTGAGGACGTTGAAGTTTCAGAAAAGTAACGACTTTTCTAAGTTATCGGACGATTCATAAATATTGTAGATGTGATAAAGGATCTTTATGCTCTCTGCTCAATACCGACTGCGGTTGGAGTTTATCTGTCAACGTATTGTTAATGGGGAAGAAGTAAAATTAGATGACATGATCTGGGCAGAGAAACTTGCTAAGGCAAATAAATCCGCTGCTGGATTGCTAAGGCAGGCCAGAAGAAAACAAATGAATCCAGATATGCAAGAAGGAAGTCTTGATGATTTTATGAATAAGATGGATATTGGAGATCCTGATCCATCAAATCATCCATCTGGGTTTAAAAGTGCTGATGAGATTGTAGACTGGTTTCGTAGAGATGAAACCGATGACTGGAGACAGCGCGATTAGTGGCACATCCCCTTGGCAAGGTCGTTAGGGGGGTGTTATACTGTATGGGTAATCGAAAGGATGAGATGACCGTCAACACCGAAGTTAAGGGCACTCTTGCCAAACTGCTCGCCACTGAGAATCTTAAGGTTGAGCATCGCAAGATCAGCACCGCTTGTTTTGACGTGCATAATCGTGTGCTGATGCTTCCCATTTGGAAGAATGCTAGTGCCACCGTATATGACCTTCTAGTGGGTCATGAAGTGGGTCACGCACTTTATACCCCTGACCAGGATTATGACGGTGCTCCTAAGGATTTTGTGAATGTGTTGGAG